ATTCATTAAGCGTGAGATCATGCCACATTTTGAGTATGGCACGTTCATCGATGGCGAGGGTCTTTGGAAAGGTGAACTTGAAAACACCAAGATTTTCTATCTTGAGTGTCCAGATCATGAGGTTGAGGAGCACCTCTTGAGCATGCACTGCATAGCAGCAGTATATAAGAAACAATTCAGACAGGATTCTGTTTTGATCTCAACAGTACAAACCAACGCCGTTTTTAATTAACTATGAGCATTCGCTACTGGACAGCAACCGACCAACGCAACGGGAGAGTCGTTACATTCTCTTCCAAGGATAAGGCGTTGGACATGCTCGCATTTTATCAAGGTGCTGGCATCAGGTGCGAACTAGTCAAATATAACAGAGTGTAACGCTCTGTTGATTCATGAGTTCACATCCTCTATAATAGAAGCATGAACAAAAACATCTTTCTCACAAACGAATCTGCTCGCCGTGACCCTGTTGTACAGGCAGCAATGAAATCGATTCTCGCTCGCATGACTGCCGAGCATGACCGTGCGGTTGCAGGTATCGCACCTCACACAGTCGAAGTCTCACCCGTGAACTTCTTACAAGATGTCATGGATGACTTAGGCGATCCTCAAATCAGAGACCGTGAGCGTGAGGAGTATTTTAGATCAGGTTGGGGCGACAGTCTCAACGGTTGCTTCTAGCATTATAACACACCCTGTCCCATGACAGGGTTTTTTTGTGATGCCCCCGATGCCCCCCCTCCCGTGCGAAAAAAGTACCGTCTTTCTAACCTACAAACGTTTCCCAGAGCGTGATAAATATAATTACAAAATTAAAATTTTAAAACCATAGTTTTAGAAAAAATTTTCCAGCAAAAAAATCCCTCAAAAAGTTTATCATGGCATATAGAGAGTTAAGTAAAGCAGAGAAGGTTGCAAGGTGGTTTAACCAGCGAAGAATCGGATCCGCAATGCTTCATAAGAAAAGCATCAGATGGTTTCAGAAAAAAACTGGGTTATCAAACTATCAGATACAGTGGTTAAGTTTCGCAGAGGGTGTTATAATTACTATAATCATATTATAAAAATGGCAGAAGTTACTACAAGTGAGATTCTAATGCAGATGATGCAACTGCAAAGCAGAGTGAATGACGTAGAGAAATCGATAGATCGCCGTCTAAGTCATTTGGAGAAGAGGTTCGAACAATTCGAATTAGACTCAAGGTTTAAACAGGATCCTATAAATGACCCCCTTGCAGACTTGCCAGGTATGTCAGGAGGTAAACCAGTGTCAAGTTTCGGCAAGGGTATGGGACTATGACAGAAGATCGTAACTATTATGAAAAGGCATTGGAAGACTTCGAGCACTTCTGTGATGATTTCGAGAATGCCGCCACCAAACGTTATTCAGGTGTAGATGATGGATCAAAAGCAACAATTAATAATGACACAGTTGACAGAGCAACTCCAGCAGTTGTCTCAGAGATTGACGAACTTAGAACAGAAAGTGAAGAGTTTAGAGAACCTCCAGTTGATGTACAAGCCACCTACATCGGAGGAATACATGACGCTAACCCAGACTTTGAATGACTTATATAAGAAGATCGATATGATAGGTCGTTATGCAGGAAGATGAGTACAGAGAGATCATGATGATTCATGACATTATATCGATAAACACTTTACATCTTTCTATGGGTAAGTTTGTCGATAGTATACAGATAGCATTGGAGAATGATGATGCCGAACGCAGCACGTAAAGGAGATTCAGTGAATACTGGTCATGGTTGTGATAGTGTAACTACTATCGCATCTGGAGAAGAGACTGTGATTATAGGCGGTAAAGCAGCAGCGACTGATGGATCTGCCCTGACAACACATACTATCTTGGTTGGCGAGAAGTGCGTACCACACACCACTGCTGTTAACGCAGGATCCTCAACTGTTAAGGCAGGTGGTAAGAGTCTTGCCCGTGAAGGTGATTCAGCATGTGCAGGGAGTATTTCTTCTGGCGATGCGAGTGTGGTTGTCGGTTAGCGAGTTTTGTGATATAATATTATTAGTTGAAAATTAATATGGCACTATACAATAGTACAAATGATAAGATCTCTGCGAGACCTAAGAAGACTCGTCAGGGTGATGGAAAGCATACAAAGTATTCTGCAACTTCTCGTAATGGTGCGAGGAAGCGTAGCAGGGGGCAAGGTCGATGAGTGAAGACTTCAGTCGCATTGCTGATTCTCTAGAAAGAATTGCGAATGCATTAGAGCATCTTCATATTGAAAAGATTGATCATGCCCATATCGATGATATCGGTGAGATTCACGGTGACGTGATAACTCATCCGAAGCAGTTCTGAGGAGGCGAACGCCGAAATCTCCGACATGATTATTTAAAATGTATCAAGCATTACCAAACTTTCTAAAAGTTAAAGAGAGTCCTGTCGCAGGGCAAGGTCTTTTCGCAACACAGGATATAGATGCTATGATGTATCTTGGTGTCTCTCATGTTTTAGTATATGATGATATTATTCGAACTCCTTTAGGAGGGTTCGTAAATCATAGTGGAGATCCTAACTGTATAAAATGGCGTGAGGGTGATATCTATCATATGAAAACTATCAAACCAATTAAGAAGGGAGAAGAGTTATTCTTGAAATATACATTTTATAGCGTCTAAATAAATTGGAGTATTCTAATTTGTCTGAGTGGCTACGAAGTTTACACAATCCTTCAAGGATTTATCTCTTACGTTTAAAAAACATCCCGTAACTGATGATTTAGTGGTTACGAAGGACGGTGCTGCCATCCAGCAAGCTTTAACATCACTATTATTAACATCTAAAGGCGAAAGACTGTTTCAACCCGAATTGGGTAGCAGTCTTCGCCGTTTTTTGTTTGAACCGTTAGACTACGCTACTGCAAACCTGATGAAGTCTTCTATTCTTGAAACGATAGAACGGTATGAACCGAGAGTGGTCGTTACAGAATTACTTTGTGAACCTAATCAAATGGAAGATGGGTTTGATATTGAAATGACTTATAAGATACTTGGTCTTAGACAACCACCAGTCACAGTAGACTTCTTCTTGAGCCGTACACGATAATGCCTTACACACAACTAGCTAACCTTGACTTTAAAGATATAAAGTCATCTCTCACAGAGTACTTGAGAGCAGAAACAGATTTTACTGATTATGACTTCGAAGGATCTACCTTAAGTCAACTATTAGACGTACTTGCTTATAATACGTACTACACAGCGTTCAATACCAATATGGTAGTGAATGAACTGTTCTTGGATTCTGCGTCTCTCAGGGACAATGTGGTGTCTCTAGCGAAACAATTGGGTTATACTCCAAAGTCAATTACTGCTTCGAAGGCAAAAGTTAACTTTAATGTTAATATTCCAAATAATCCACCTGAATATGTTCTCTTAAAAGAAGGAACAGGATTTTTGACTAATTATGATGATACATCATATCAATTTGTTGCAACAAAAGACTTTAAGGCAGAAGTCGCAAACGGTGTTGCAACATTTACAGATATTGATTTAGTTGAAGGTACGTTAGTCACAACTAATACGGTGTTTTCCACAACCACAAAAGGACAAAGGTTTAAGATTGAAAATAGTAGAGCTGATATCAACACTTTGACGATACGAGTGTATACTAGTCCAACAGCGACTGAGTTTACAGAGTGGAAGAGAGTAGATAATATTTTAGATCCTGTGATTAGTCAAGATTCATTAATTTACTTTGTGAGTGAAGTTGAAGATGAGAACTACGAAGTTGTGTTTGGTGATGGTGTTTTAGGAAAAGCACTAGAGAACGGAAACGTCATTCAGATGTCCTATGTGGTCACTCATGGCAAAGATGTCAATGGTGCTAAGACATTCACGTTTGGTGGCGTTCTAGAGGATGCTAGTGACACATTAACAGTACCTTTCTCTGTTACTAGTATCACCACTGTGGAAAAAGCATATGGTGGTGAGGATATTGAGAGTATTGCTAAGATTAAGTATCTTGCACCTAAGTTTTTCTCTTCACAGAACAGAGCAGTAACTAGTTCTGACTATGAAGTGATTGCACGTAACGTATATCCTGCAATTAGTGATATTATTGTGTTTGGTGGTGAGGAACAAGTTCCACCTGATTATGGTAAGGTCTTTATTGCGATTAAACCTAGTACTGCGGCATTCCTTTCTGCATATACTAAGAATCAGATTGTGAATGATCTGAAGAAGTATTCTGTTGGATCAATTAGACCAGTTCTAGTGGATCCATCTATTTTGTATGTTGAATTAACTTCAAATATCTTCTTTGATGGAACTAAGACAGAATTACTTCCGCAACAAGTAGCAGGTAATGCTGCTAAGGGAATCACAGAATATTTGAAGACATCTCAGACAGAGAAGTTTAATGGTAAGTTCAGATATTCAAAATTCATTAGTGTCATTGACGATTCTGATAAAGCAATCAAATCTAACCTAACCTCAGTCACACTCAGAAAAGATTTCTATGCACAGTTAAACTCATCTACATTCTATGAGATTTGTTATCAAAATTCATTTGCCACAGACTGTGATAATCCAGTAGTCTCTTCGACTGGTTTCATAACACTAGAATATCCAAACTATACCACGTATCTGGAGGATCGATCTGGAAAAATGATACTATATAGACTAGATCCAGTGTCAGGCGAGAAAATTATCTTAAATGACTCTTTGGGTGATATTGATTATGCTAAAGGTGAGATCATGTTGTATGACTTGACCCTCATTCAAGGAAGTTTTTCTGATAATCGAATCGAACTGCGTGTAAAACCTGCATCGAATGATGTCACTGTACTTAGAGAAGTATATCTTGACGTAGATGTAGCAAAGAGCAAATTTACAGCGACTAAAGAATAGTGTCTAAGACTGCTAGGAAGACCTCACTATTAATAGAGAATCAACTCGCTTCTTTTATAAGCGAAGAGTATGAACTGTTTGGAAAGTTCGTACAAAAGTACTATGAGCAATTAGAATTACAGGGTCAACCCCTAGACATTGCGAATCATCTCACAACATACCGTGATATTGATTTCTATGATAAGAGTATACTGCAACAGTATACACAGTTAACCCAGTTTGCTCAATCAACGGATACGTCACTAACTGTAGGGGACACGAGTGCTTTTCCCGATAGTGGTTACTTACAGGTTGGTGATGAGATATGTTTCTATAAGTCTAAATCATCTACACAATTCTTAGAGGTCAGTAGAGGAGTCTCAGGTAACACTCAGCTGGGAGATCTCTATAAGGAGTCTACATTTGTTACTACCAATGCAGCAGATCACGTTGTTGCTGTCAAAGTATACAATATTAGTAATCTCTTTCTTTATGCATTAGTAAAAAGTTTTGAATCTCAGTATCTACCTGATTTTCCAACTGCTTTCCTTAATGAGAGTGTTGATCAGCGTAAATTGATCAAGAATATTGCGGATTTTTACAAATCTAAGGGAACGAGCAATTCAATCAAGTTTTTATTCAAATGTCTGGTTAAGGATGATCCTTCTCCAGAAGTAAAGTATCCTAGAGAGCAGACTCTTAAATCTTCTGAGTCTACTTGGATAAAAAATTATTCTCTTAAGGTAAAAATACTTTCTGGTACTCCAGAATCATTTATAGGAAAAAGCATCGTCCAAAACGTAGATGGGGCCTACGCTTCTGCGGTAGTAGATAATGTCCTCTTTAGTGAAAGGCATGATGGTATTGATTTATACGAATTGATACTTGCGGAAGAAACTGTCAATGGTAAGTTTACATTAGCATCGAAGAGCACTCTAACTGCGGAAATTGATAATGCAAGTACTGTAGTTGATGTATTCTCCACAATGGGGTGGGGTGATAAAGGAAAGTTCAGTATTAATAACGAAACCTTTACTTTTGAAGAAAAGACTATAGATCAGTTTACAATTAAGACCAGATCTGCTGCTTCTTCACATTCTATTGGTGATTTGGTATATGATGCTGCTAACGTTAGTATAGGTGACGGTTCTGTACTCATACTAGGTGTATTCTACAGTGCTTCACCTACCAACCCAAGTCCTTATGCTAATGTAGGAGAGAGACTTGAGATATCAGATCCTGGTTTTGTTAATACAGATGTAAAGATATTCGATTCTTCTAATAATGTTAGATGGGATCTATCTAATATATCTGCCATCTTTGATGATGGTGATGATTACTATATTGCGTTGCCTAATAATCAGTTACGCATTCTTCCTAAACAATCTACTCTAACCACTGAGATCTATAAGAGTAACAATAAGGACATTGGTGTTTTCCTTGATGGTAGTCTTGCTATGGGTGCAAGACACCCTGAGACTGTACTTGGTGGTTCTATTCAGAAAGTTACTGTTACTCAAAGGGGTAGCGGATACGCTAAAGAACCATATGTTCTCATTAATGGCGATTCTGGTCTTGCAAGGACTAAGTTAGCAGGTCAGGTAGTCGAATCAGTTATTGTTGATACACCACTGCTGTACACTGTTACACCCACCATAGAGATACTTTCTGGTAGGAATGCAATAGTTACTCCAGTTATAACAAATGGTGCTATTACCAGTATGGTTGTAGCAAATCCAGGTGAGTATTATTCATCTCCACCTGTAATCAGAATTTTAGACTTAGCTGGTAAGGGAAGGTTTGCGGAATATAAAGCAGAGATCTCAAATAGTGGTCAATTAACTGGGTGTACCATAGTAACTGCTGGTAGTGGTTATTCCTCTGGTAAAGTTAGGGTCGATATTATCCCAGTTGGTTCTGGAGCGACAGCAGATGCGAGTATTCTCTCATGGACTAAGGATAGGTATAAGTTAACTCAAACAAATCCTGTACCTACTGCTTTGCGTAGTGGTGACGATGGTTCGGACCATAGTCCTATTCTGGGCTATGCTTATGATGGTAATCCCATATATGGTGCTTATGGATACACCAACCCACTAGATGCATCTAGTTCTATCACACAGATGACATCCAGTTACTCATTGAACCCAGGAAGATCGGTTGGACCTTCCACGGCTGAGTATTCACTAGGTACTTTCTTTGAGGATTACAAGTATACACATAAGTTAGGAACACTAGATCACAACAATGGTCGTTACTGTTTAACACCTGAGTATCCTGATGGTGTCTATGCCTACTTCGTAACTGTTAGTTCATCTAACGAACCTGTATTCCCTTACATCATAGGTGAAAACTATTATGCAGTTCCTAGAGATTCGAACTACGTACAATCACTAAGTCACAACGATATACCCAAATCATCTAAGAGATTAAGAACTGCTGATATTGAGAACAATGGTGATAAAACTACTCTTATAGTAGATGAAATCACAAGAGGAACTATATCTGGTGCAAACGCAGTATCTAGCGTCTCATCATTCTCAGTTGGATCTCAATTAGAGATTGATAATAATGGTACTGAAGGTCGTGGTGTTACTGCTGAGGTTTCTTCTGTAAGAGGTAAGACAGTATCATCTATTGAGTCACAAGAGACTAAAGCATTATTAATTAATCTATCAAATACCTCATACCTATTTGCTGGAGACACTATAACACAATCAGTCACTGGTGCAACTGGTGAGTTGATAGGTGATGTGTTTAGTGGTCAACAACTTGCATTGAGAAATGTCAATGGTGTGTTTACAACTACAGATCAACTATTTTCTAACACTCAAGTAATAACTCTAATATTAGATGAGAATTCATCTTATACAAAAGGATCAAACCTAAGTTATACTGATGGTGTTGCTAGTATTATTGCTGTTGGAGAAGTACTAGAAAGTACTACTAGTAAGAATACAGTTAAAGTTAAAGTAACAAGTGGTGACTTTGTTGTTACTGATGATTACTTCATCAGAAGTAGCAATTTAATTGATAGTGTTGGTTCAAAATTGATTAGCACTACTTCTTTAAGTTCTGGTCTTAATATCTTTACTATAAATGATCACGTTGCAATACTTAAAACTGCTAGTAGT